CGGGCAGGGTTAGCGGCTTTTTATAGCGTTGTTAGTAGGTTCGTTGTCGCAAGCTCCGCCTCCCGTTTTGCCTAGCGTTTTTTTGCCGCTTCCTGCCCGCACATCTTCGATGTGCGGGGGGCTTTTTAGAGAGAGATAAAAAAATTTTTTTATCATTTTTTATTTTACATATAGAGTATAGTTATAATAGTAGAAGCCCCTTTGCGGGGCTTCAGTTTTAAGTAGTAGGAGGAACGACCTTCTTCTTCTTCTTGGCCGGAGGCGGTTCAGGAGGTGGGACAGGTTTGTCGCGTTCCTCAAGTAGAGTTTTGGCCCGATGGGCATAGGCGCGGATTTCATCCGCCTTCTCGAATTGTTCGAGGATATCCGCATTTGCGGTTTTTTCGAGGTCACCGAAACGAGTTTCGTAGAAGCCTTCCTTTTCAATTGGAAGGGATTCTTTCCGGGTGAACCTTCGAAGGATTTCAGCGAGAGATAGAGATTGATTCGGGACAGTCCAGATTTTTGAACCTTTAAAGTCCTGAGGTTGTCTAACCACCTTGGGATAGAGTAACAGTTTTTTCTTTGTCATATAATTGAAGGGGTACCGAAGTAAGGAAGCGCACGAACGACACTGAGACGATTGGATATATAACACCAGAAGTTGTCACCTGCAGCTACAGCGAAGATACGGTCTTGAGATGTGTCAGAGAACTGTACAAAACCTTCACCGAGGACGGGAGTAGATGAAAAGTCACGAACGAGAGTCCAGAACATCATGTCAGTCCTAAAAGAACCATGGTTAGAGCTTTGAACTTGTTTCCAGTCAGCATATCGAGATTGATAGCCAAAGAGCGGGAGATTACCGTCTGAGTCTTCAGTAACATTTGCGGCAGAGAAGAAAATTTCAGCTTTATCAACTTGCTGTTCACCAAGTTTAGCAAATGAAGGCCAAGGATAATCCAAGAAAGTTTTTCTGCGGAACATCTTTGAAAGACCCTGATAGTAGGAAGGCTTATTCATAATGGACATAACGCCAATGATAAAGCCATGTTCAGGAGCGAAGTAGCGAAAGGAATTGGTATTACCATAAGTAACACCATGACCCGCAAGATTGCCGGCTGGAATAACATCAGAGTCCGCATTTTCTGAGAAGGCAGTATTCACGACCTCAGAGATGCGAACCATAATACGACCACCACCAAGAAACTCTGCACGCTGAAGGCGGGAATCTTGGGGTTTGACAGCGAAGTGGGCCTGAATAGATTCGACATAGCGAGAGCCACCAACGGCATTACGTTCGAGCCATACCTGCAGGGCATAAGCAGAGCGGAAATCGTTGATAGAGACAGAAGAAGCGGTAAGTTCAACTTCATCAATGTTCTCGATACGAGCATTACCAGCGACAGGTGCCCCATCGGAAGCAAGAGCTCCGGAACCTAGTAAATCCAAATTGGTCGTATCGGGTGCGCCCGCACCTGTGGTGCGTACGATTTCCGACTGAGGAAGATAGGTAACAGAGCCTGTACCAGCAAGGGGCATAAGAACCTCAACACCTCGTTGAGTAAAGGGAAGTGCAGCAGTGAAATAGTCCTTGAGGTAATCACGGGTTTTAATAACCATGACATCGTCCGCTAAGGCCACAGAGGTTTGGTCAGCAGACCCATAGGGGAACGATATGATATCATCTGCGATATAGTTACGGTCACGATAATAATCATACCAGCAACGCTGATAGGCCAAGAAGGGCATAATGTCAAGGGTGAGGCCAGCATAATCACCAGCAACCCCGGCCCATTCAGTTGGTACGCCCAAATAATCACCAAGACCAGATTCGTTATCGAAACCCGAGTCTTTGTACTGTTCCATATCGATGTAAGGAGGGATTGGAGCGGTGGCAGGGTCAACACCCACGCCAAGACGGCCGCCCGTAATGAACTCTTCCCACTCCGACCATAGAAGGCGGTTAGGAACGAAGAAGAAGTGTACATAGAGAGTGATGTCGTCATAAATGGGGGCCAAGAGAGGAGCGAGACGAAGCAGTATTTCAGAACTGCCATTAAATTTATCGCCCGGGATAGCCTCTTGAACAAGAACGGGGGTAAGTCGCCCCATTCGAGTCGATAAGCGTTTTTGATGTGATAGGTCAAACTTGGACTTTTGAGGCCTTCGAAGTTCAACCTGTGAGTTTCCTTTGTACATAACTAAATAGTTAAGGTTTGTTTTGACTTGTCACGGATTTTTTTCGCCTGTGCTCTGCGCATCTCTTCGCGATATTCCATTGCGTTAGGATGATGTTTCCCAAGACGGAGAAGTTCAGCCCGCAGGCTTTCAAGAGAATCGCGCTGAGCACGGTTAGATATACGAACAAGGTCAATTTTTGAGAAGATTTTTTCTTTATAGTACCGAGGCAGATGCCTCTTTTGTCCATCGACAAGCATGTAATTTTTACGACCGGATTTGTGCCAATCTTTCATTGCGTGAGTAAGATAGGAGGCACCGATACCGGGCTTGCGGGACATAGTAGCAAATGGCGGTTCACGGCCATTTATCATATCACTAACCTTTGAGTTGATGACATATTTCGTGCAGTAACCGCACGAGGCGAGAGTGACCTTTCCAACATGAATTGTGCCCATATCCCACGCCTTACGTAGAGCGTCTTCAGGTACCGAGCCGAATAGCAGTACATGATAATGGGGACGATAAGTAGTAGAGCCATATTCACCAACAGCATAATAGCGAAGCTTATGCCCGGCCTTACGGAGTTTTTTAAAGAAGAGCTGCAGGTCTCTTTTGACTAGCTGAGGACGAGGAACGCCAGCAACATTATCAAACCGTAGATAGGGATTCGCATAGGTTAGGGTAACGAAGGAAGAAGAGGGAGATTTTTTCCACTCGACTATAAGTCGTTGAACCCAGTCAGACCTTCGGGTAGCGAGACAGAACGGACACTTGCCACAAGGGACAGTAATGTCGCGCTGATGAAGGTATTTAGGAGCGATGCATTCCATATGTTGGGAACAAGTCCAACTGATTAGAGTTTGAGACCTCCACGGGACATGCGATAGCTGGAAGAGATACTTTTACCTTTGCCACGACCTTTTTTTTGGTAACCTTTGCGACCACGCGCCTTTTTTGACGTCTTTTTTTTGCCATACTTCATAACATTTTCATTAATAGAAGTTGAATAAATTGGTAGATGTGTTGTGGAGTAACCTCACCATCGGCCATCCACTTTTTTTGGATTTCAAGCAGAGTATTCTGGAACTCTTTACTTGTGAGGATCTCCGCTTTGATTTTTTGGTCAGTGTTACCAAGATTAAAACGCTGTTCCAATAGTTTGAGTTCAGCGTCCATTTTGTGACCCCAGTTAGATTGAACAACCAAGTCAGCACCATCTTGGCGAGTAGTTTGGTTTGTCATCCATTTAGCTTGTACCTGTTTACTTTCTGCAGTAGCCTTAAGCGAATCGATGATTGCATTGAAGGCCCCTTTATTGAGAAGGGGATTAGCAGCGACCACTTGAGCCTGCAGGTCAGTAAGAGCAGTTTGTGCCATAGTCTTTTGAGTGCCAGCATTTACAGCTTGGACTTGAGACATCTGAAGCATAGTCTGCATAGCTATTTTTACCAAGTCAGTAACAGGGGATTGACTACCGGAATGTTGATAGTCGGTCTGTTTGTAATCTGGTGAAGATAGCGGAGCTGATTGATTGCCGGGATTGCCCTGACCATAGATAAGATGAGGATTTAGACCAGCCTCTTGGTACCGGGCCATTTGGGCCGCGGGGGTATTATAGGCGAGTTGTTTGTCCAAATACTTATCGTTGATAGCGGCCTGATAATCCAGCATTCGTTTGTTCGCAGCCTCTTGACGTTTTTCGCGTTTCTTACGGAACGCCATATCAAGAAGAGAGCCACCGAGGGCGAGAACGCCTGAAGCGATTGGACCTGCAGCCATTAGGATTGGCGCTCGAGCGCGAGAGCGATTTGCGCTTTTTTAACTGCCTCGGTGTTTTGGGAGGTTTCGTAAGTAACCTGAGCCATTACGTCCAATAGGCGAGGAGTGCACCGGATGAAGTTTATCATAGCATGAAGCATAGCGAAATCATCCTCGAGAGCTTTGCGGAATTGTTGTTCGGTCATTGGGGGGACGGTAGCACCTTGTGCCGGAGTCCCGTGTTTTGTATCTTCCATGACACCAATGTAGACATTTGGTGTCAGTTAGCATAGTATATCAAGGGTTTACTATGCGGGGACGGGCTGACACCCGTCTTTTTTTGATTTTAAGGTGCGCGAAACGCGCTTTTTGCCCCTCACGTTGGACACGGCCGGGTGGCTAGGAGTACAGGGCTGACGCGAGTAGGGGCATTTGAGGGGGATGAGCAGCCGAGACGGCTTTCATCCATTACAAGGCGTCTTAGTCAGACGTTTATTGTTTAAGCCCGCCGGCCGAGACGGCCATACGGGCAGGGTTAGCGGCTTTTTATAGCGTTGTTAGTAGGTTCGTTGTCGCAAGCTCCGCCTCCCGTTTTGCCTAGCGTTTTTTTGCCGCTTCCTGCCCGCACATCTTCGATGTGCGGGGGG